TGCTTTTTGCATGTCCTGTGCACGCTTAGCAGCAGCCTCAGCAGCATCCTGAGCGTCTTTTGCAGCCTTACGTTGTGTCTCAGCCATGCTTGTATCCTTAACCACTTGTGCATCTGGTGGTAATGGTGGTGGTACGTTCTTAGCTTGAGCCATTTGGATAAGTTTTTGGAACGATGGAGCAAACTGACTAAACACTTGGTTAGAATCCATCATTACATGTGCACCAATAGTGGTATAAACCTTATCAATCTCTGGCGTGTAGTTAGGATCTTCGTAGTCATCCACAGGTTTACCTGTAGCATCTTCAACGTATCCATTAGAACGATTCACATACCACAACGTCATGTGCTGTTTAATGTGTTCAATTAAATTGTTCAAGTAAGCAGGATCAGCAAATTGTGATTGTCCAAAGAATGGATTCATCGCAAATTGCAAGTGATCTTGGATATGAGCAATATGATCTTGCTGTACATAAGCATAAGCTACCTGACCAATAAGCATTGCAGCATTTTCATCTGCTGATGTACGTTGCTCAGGAGCTGGCACTTCAGTCATGATGTCATTGATGTTTGGCACTTTCATTTGTTTAAGAACACGAGCAATCACTTTGCTTAAATCGAACTGTTGTGGGTAATCCTTAGCCAATGACAACACCGCTTGGTTTTGTGCCATGCGTTGTGTTTCACTGAAAATGTGAGGATCAGATACTGGTTCAACGTCTGTATTCTTAGAGAAGTCTTCACGAGTAATTTCAAGGTCAGATACAACGTCTGACTTTTGCATATCGTCAAAATACCAACGATTTAAACGACAGATAATTTTCAACACACGAGCTTGTGATGCATGCAAACGAGCATGGATTGATGAGTAAACTTGTGAACCTTGCTCAATCAATGCTTGTGTTGTGCCCACAGGAGCCTGTGCCGTCACATCAGCGATCTTTTCTTCTGCAGTTGTTACTACGCTCTTAGTTGCTTTATCTAAGAAGCCTAGAAGCTCAAAAAGCACTGCTGAAGGTGGATTGAATGGCATTGGCATTGCAATTTGACGGATGTCTTGAACGCCTGGGGCTCCTTCAATCTCTACGATTTGCGTAACGTCGACCTGCTGGCTTTGACCACTGATCTTCGCACCTTTAAGCTTAAGCATAGTGGCAGCATTATTAATATGAGCACTATCCAAAAGAGCACGGAGACTACCCGTAAGAGCGGCACTAAGACCACCGATAAGATGTGGTAGACCAATTGCATATGCACCTCTCCAAGGAATGAATTTGAATTCCACAACCCAATCCAACTTAGTCATGGTCTTGTCTGACTCTTCCCAGTTGCGGTACAAGCCAATTACTTCATTGTCCAATACATCAATCATTAAGATGTATGGAGCATTCTTACCTTTTGTTTCACGATCATCTTCAAGCTCAAGCCATGTGTAAATATGGTAAACAGTACGAATGCCATCTTTATTGTCTTGAGAAGTCTTGCCTTCAATCTTATTGTTGGCTTTTGATACTTTGCCTTCATCGATTGTTGCTGTGGCTTGTACATAATCAATATTGCGATACATGCCAGAATTGATGCGACGCTCAAATTCAAACTGTGTAATCTCATGTACTTCAGCTGCACGTTGAGCCGTATAGAAGTTAGTGGCAGCAAATGGAAGAATCACACGATCAATAGGCAAGAACTCTACTGAAGGACGCTTCTTCTCTTCGTCAAACCAAATCTTCATGTACTGTGAGCCACCCAAAGGCAACTGAGTCAACAATTGCTCTTGCTCATCACGGAACTCTTCAATCTGTTCTGTGATTTGCCAGTTCAAGAAATCTGTCTTACGTTCAGCAATCGCTGACTTAATATCATCTTGCTTACCAACGATTTTAGATTTCACTGGGCCATCTGGTGGAAACAATTCTTTGATAGCACGGGCTGCAAAGTCTACACAGCCTTCTGCCATTGCAGGATGCACTACTTTTGATGCACCCATAAACGTAGCACCACCTGGGGCATCATTACCCATGCCTGTACGCTTGATGCCTTCTTCGTATTGCTTATCACGCAGTGAACGTGCTTCTTTATCGTTCTCAAGTAAATCTAAGTAACGGAAAGATAAATCACCAAGTACGCCTTGATCAATTGAATCTGCTAAGTTGTCATAGAACTCAGGGTTAAACTCAGGGCCATCTTCATTAAGATCAATGATTGCCGATCCGTCAGGCAGAATACCATCATCATCTTGAGGCATGTCTACAAAAGCAGAACCGTCTTCCTGCTCATCTATATTGATATCATCAACCATTTCTTAACCTTTTGTGAACGAGTTCGTGTGGTAGATCATGAATGCTTTCAATGCCAACCTTTTGTGCATTGTGCATCTGACCCATAAAGTTTTGCTCTGGGAATGCCATGTAGTCTTCTGTCATTGGATCGCTATGGATATGACCGCCTGCAGCCTTCTTAATTACAACTGGTTTTGGTGGGATATATTCTTTACCCATACTCATCTCCTGTTGAAGTGGTGGATCAATTTCATATTCACCATTGTTATGACCAGCATATGCAATGTGATTTTCATTCACATGATGTGTAAATGATGAATGATGTAAATGATTACTTGTTGAGTGCGTTGGCGTTGTCATCAAGATAGCACCAGCCAATTTACCATTCTTAGTTTTAAAACGATTCTTAGGCAAGAACTCTTCATCTTTAAATCTAGAATCAGTTGGAATCATATGAGGAGTACCATCTTCATTATGACCTACTTGAACTAAACGTGGATGCAAGATGTGTTGCTTTTGATAGTCATATCTTCTGTCATTAATGACTAAATGTCCATAGTGCGACTTATCAGGAGTCGTTGGCTTGCCATTACCATTGTAATGACCTTCTGTGCCTTCATCCTTTTCCATCTCATTCAAACTTTCCACTGGACGTGGTGCTGACCAATACTTAGCGTACTTGATTGCTTGCTGCATCTTCTTATCAAGTGGTGAGTCACGCTTAACGTCTGTCACCATGTAAGAGTTCTTAGGTGGGGTCTTATGCCCTTCTTCATTTCTAAAGTCTTTACCCGCTGCATCAGCTGCTTGAATAGTAGAACGAATACGTTGTTTGTCACGAGAAATGTTTTCTGCGATTGATGCGCCATGCTTTGTCTTAGGGCCAACATTAGAATGCGTCACAATGTAACCATTCTCAGGATCGTGCAGCTCATTGGTCTTACCATATGAGTTAGCCACAATCATTGGCTTGCCTTCTTCTTTACGTTGCTTGTTCAATCCTTTGATAACGTGACGTGATGATACGTCTGTCTCATCTACTACGTTAGGACGGAATAAAGTAACTAAGTTTTTCTTGTCTGCTGCGTTAGATGCATCACGCAATGAATTAGTGTGAGCCAAGATCCAGTCTTTAGTCATTGCAGGATCGTGTTTAGCTTGCTCATGCGTCGCACGTCTTACCGCAGCATTAACGTATTGTGATTCTGCATTTGGTGCAAAGCATGTGCCTTTGCTAGTGTCTACGTTACCATTCTCATCAATACCACCACCACAGCCTATTGTTTGCCCTGGGCATGTATTGATTACATGATGCTTTTGATTCTCGCCATGACCTGATGTATAGAGTGAGTGACCTGCAACGCCTTTTGATGCATAGCCAACATAAGCACGGCCTTCAGGATCACGCTCGTGACGCACCGTATCAAGCTTTTCGCTTTCGTCTAAGGTATTAGCCCCAGAACCTAAATGTTTTGCTTTACGGAGGCGTGCTAGAGCTTCCTTCTCTGCAGCAACTTGATCTTCAATTGGCAATGCAAAGTGTTCATCCAATACATTCTTATGAAGCTTACCAACTTGACCAATCGTTAATGGGTCACGATTCTCTGCGCCATATACTTCTGCTCTGGCGGCATTGATGTCTTTCATACCTTCTACTTTTTGACCAGCTTTCTTACCGCTGCCAGCATAGACTTTGCCTTCCCACATGTGACGTGGCACTGTAATGCTCTTAACGCCACCATGACCTTCAGCAGGAATAGTAAGACGTGTTGATTCTTTCTCTTCTACCTTACCGCCTTTAGCCATTGCTGCAAATTGTGCTGGTGGTGCCATAGCGTTCAATGCCTGACCTTGGCGTGTCATGTTTAACATGTTGCCCATTGGAGGCGTTTGGCCTTGTGGTGCATTAGGTGCAGGTTGTTGTTGTTCAGGCTGTTGCTGTTGAGGCAAGCCACCTTGTTGTGGCATCAATTGTTGACCTGCTGTTAATGGGTCTACGTCTACGCCACCAATAGGAAGACCACTATTAGTTTTTACACCGCCTATGTCTGGAATGCCTGGGCTGTTTGGATTTGGGTTCATGAACACTTTTGGATTCATGTCCAAAGCTTCATTTACGCCTATGTTATCCATAAGATCAGGATTGGCACGCTCGTTTAGCTTTAATCGCATTTGTGCTATTGATGGGGTATCCATTTAGTTCCCTTGTCGTTTATTCAGCCACTCTTGCATAGTAGGCCATTGGTCATGCACTAGATGTGCGTGTTCTTTAGTGTATTGGTTCTGAAGCTTCTGACGCATCTCTGATTCTGCACGCATCTGGTCTATTTGCTTCTTGAAATTGGATCTTACATCACCACCGTCTGCTTTGGTAATGTCAGGATCGTTTGGATCATATGTGCCACGATTACCAATAGCAGATTTAAGTTGATGAGGATGATATAAACCAAGATTTTTAATACCAAGCTCATGAACGTAAAAACTATCATGACCTAATTTTTTAATAGCTTTTTGAGTATCTGGATGCTCAACTGCTTCCCAATTCTGAGCAGTAGCTTTGCCTTTAGGTGCTAAATAATGTGGAGTATATCCTCCATCTTTACCTTCATTAAGAATATCTAATACGGCTTGTACATGCTCTGGGTTTTCATAGTCCCAAGGATTTTTTGCTTGTACATGGAGAGGATACATTGTGCCAGATAATTTTCCTGCGCTTTTGGCTGCAGGGTATTCTTTGGCATAGAAGTTAGCAAACTCTTTATTTGGCGATACAAATGTTGCACCACGTCTGCTATGTTTAGCTGGATCAAACTTTGTAATGCCTTCATAAGATGGATCCCAGTCGCCAGAATCAAAGTTATGAGCGGTGCCATGATAAAAAACGCCTTTTTCCTTACTGTTCTTTAAGTACTTAGCTTTATTCTTCTCACGCAGCTCATGCTTCATGTGCTCAACATCACCGCCTTTGGCATACATGTCAGGCAATAGGATAGGTGAACGTCTTTCACCTTCATCCTTTACGAATGGTCTATGCTCAGGTTGAACCAAATTGCCAGTCAATGATAATTCATGACGCATTGCATCAAGATATTCTTCTTGGCTGCCTCTTGGCAACCACTCTCTTAATGTGCCTGTTGGCATTACATGAACAAGTGCCTTTTTAACGCCTTTGCTTGCCAATGCTCTGTTGCGATGACGGCCTTCATGGCCTTCTATGTTTGGGATCTCTGGAGTTCTAACGTGTTCTTTGTTTAATTGCCACCAAGGCACATCACGGAATTGTTTAGTATTAGCTAAATGCTTGATGTATTCTTCGTGATTCATTTCTTTTTCTGGAAGAGTATTTTTGTATTGATTCAATATGTGGCTTTGTACGTCAGGTGACATGCTTGAGTATTGCTTACTAGTTAATTTGGCATGCTTAAGCAAATCTTCGTAGCGTGGCTCAGGTCTATCACCCCAATAAATTCTTTGTGATGCGTCTTGTGGGCGAATTGCGCTGGCATACTTCTCAAAGTCAGCTGGATTAATTGTAGCTACTGCTGATGCATTATCACCAGTGAATACACGTCTTAATGCTTTTGGACTGTAATGATGGAATAAATCAGGGATTTCATCGGCTGCACGCTCTAATCGTTGCATGCCATACTTACCCTTAGAGTTAAGGATATATTCCTGAAGCTCATGAAGCTCTTCAGGGTTTACGCTTGATCCGTGATTATGTGGTTTGTCCATAACGCAATTATCCCTTCATCTGGCAATCTCTGCAACGACCATCAGTCTGGCACATTCCCAAGGTCTCGCAGCTCGATTTGCTTCTTACGCCATCTACACCACTCCCTGAGCTTTTGAACGACAGCTTGTTCCCATATTTCCGATTTAGGGTCGACACAAACTGTGAAGTGGTTGTCACTGAGCGTCGTTCTGACACCGTCGATGCAATAGACCCGTCGTAAACTAACGTCAGGTTGGTCTTCAAACATGTCTTTCGTGTCATTCATCAAACCTCCAAAATACTAGTCCGACTAGTATTCCCTACATTGAGTAGGGGTTTTCCCTACTTCTGCTGTTGTAGATCTCTGCATCTAAAATGTCTTCTAATTCAATCTCTTCCCGTGGTGGAGCATCAATACTAATCCATCCAGCGTCACGCAAATACCTTAAGCCTTGGCTGATGCAGTCTACGAACTCATCGTGTGCTGTGCCTTCAGGGAAGCTACAGATTTGACTGACCATTCCTTCTGCCCAATCCCTTACGAATCCTTTACGCTTGCCTGATTCTGGTACCCATACACGTCCTGCTCGGATGATGTTAGCCACAATCGATAGGCGTTGGATCTTGTCTGCTCGCCCTGGGTTGTATGCTATCACGGGTAGATGTGCACGTTGTAAGTCTTGTATGAGTGAGATGCCTGCTGATTTGTCTTCGACTAGTAACAAGTCCACCAGCTTACGATCTTTACCTTCGCCATACACTGCTTCGTACTCTTCGATCACCTTGGGTCTCAGATCAGGATACTGAAGATGTTCTTGCCAACAGTCAAGTATCATCACTGACATGCCGCCATCCATAGGCTTGAATACGCCTAGCGTGATGCAGCCAGTAGGATCGTTGATGGTCTTGTCGCTGGTGGCGCAGTCATAGGACTGCACGATGAACTCCAGCTTGGGGAATGGTCTGCCATCAGGCCAGAGTCTGAACCACTCACGCTTAACGATACCACCGCTCTCAGGATCAATGAGCTCCGCATGGATCTCTTGTTGGCCTAGCTTAGTGCCTTCGTACTGTAGGATCTGCTTCTGGAATGATGGTGCAAGGTTCTTGATGTTGCTATATGTGGATGCTCTTGTGACTACTACGTCATCGCTTTCCCTATCAATAAGGTCAAGGATGACATCCTTTGGCTTTGGTGTTGTTGAGCATATGAGCTTCGTTCTCTTACCTAGACGAATACCAAACTGAATCATGTCCCATGAGTCTTGTAGGTAATCCCATGCTGCCAACTCGTCTAGCCAGCCACCGTGGAATTGAGGGCCACGAAACCGTTCAGGTTCTGATGCTGGGATGCCTTTGATGAATGAGCCATTGATCAGGTGTATCTCATGCAGTGATGAGTTGTACTTAACGATGAGCTCTTTTGGAATGACCTTGAGCAGGCCAGAGTCACCTTCAAAGCATGTGCCCTTTAAGTCACCAGATGTTGGAGCTGATACTAGCCAACGTGTGCCAGCTTCTTCTGTTGCCCATTTGCCTAGCGTTTCTGCTGCAGCTCTCGTCTTACCTGCGCCACGGCCTGCAAGCATAAGCCAGATGTTCCACCAATCACCATCAGGCTCGAATTGATGTTGATGCGCTTCCTTTACCCATTTCAATTGCCAAGTAGCAACAATCTGTGAGTAATAGTCTATCTTGGAAAACTCTTTACTGATGTATGGCTCATCATTGAGTATCTCTGTAGCAATACTACTCATTTGTTCTCTATTGTTTCGACTTGACGTTGCTGCTTAATAGATTCAATCACATCTTTGAATACGCCTAGATTGATTTGTATCGCCATAGGGCTGATCTCATCAGGCTGCACAATCTTATCGCTGTACTTCTTAGGATTGAACTTAGCCAATAGTTTTAGGCGTGTTTCAATGCGTAGTTTACTGCGCTGTACATGTTCACCATTGAGCTTGTAACTGACATTGCCCTCTTCATCATATACTTCCATCCAGTCATTGGTAGCGTCATCAGCAATTTCAAGGCATTCTTCAGCCATCCAGTCGTATCCCATGTCTCGCGCATACGCGATGGCTGTGGAAAGTTCTGGATCTTTCTTCATCCAGTCATAAACTGTACGCCATGCAGGGAATCCTTCCTTCCTACATATCTCTCTTAGTGGAATGCCTTCTGATAGCATTTCACATATGGTAGTTGCTGTTTGTGGGTTATATGTTGATGGTCTACCGTTGGGTAGATATTCTGATGGGTCTTTGCGTTTTGTTGCCATGATTCCTATCCTTCCACACAATATCTCAGTGCATTGATGGATAGAAGTTTAACTGATAATTAGGGTTTTTGTGAAGTATGTTTGTTGTTGGCGATCCACGTCATTAGTTCTGCGTGATCTTTGTATTCATCGGGATTGATGCAAGTGACTTGGAATTCTGTTTCTGTTTTTGATATGCGGATGAATCCATGTCCGTACATTGCTGCGTTTATGGTTGCATCCATCATTGCTTGTTGATATGCACTTACGATTTTATTGTCTACCATTGGTTTGGTTCCAATTCATATGTCATGTCAAAAATATCTGGTTTGCATGGATAGAACTCACCCTTCACGCCTTTGATGATCCAGTCATGTGGGGAAACAATATGCTCGCCTTCTAGTGTAGGGATAGTAAATCTAACTGGGCTTTCACCAACTTGAATAACGGCTGCTTCACCATTTAAAACGTTTCTGGTTATAGCAACAGCATTATCCCATGTGCCATCCCATTGCCATGCATCAATCACTACAGGTTTTTTGCGGAATTTCATATTGCTTCCTTTGTTTGGTGGGACTACTCACATAAGATTTTTGTTATCCGTCGAAAGATAATGCTTTCGTCCCGTTGAGTGGTGGGGTACTTGCGTTAATGTAAGTTGAGCACAATACATTGTGGCCTGAGTAGAGTCAGGCTGGTGCTTTCCCCCATAGACTATTCTGCTTCGCTGCGAAGTATTCTATGTTCTGCCCATTGCTTATATGCTTTGAGCTCTTTGATCTCTTCCTTTAGGCGTGTAATCTCGCCCTTCTGATGACTCATAATTGATGTTGCACGTTCTATCCAATCCGATACTTCTTGCGGCATTGAATAAAGCGGTTCTTTAGTCTTTTTTGGTGCGCCCATATGGAAAATAGCTCCCGTAATCATCTTCAGTTAAACCCTCTACTTTTGGTAGCGGATCGAATAGAGTGCCATTGCCACTCTTGTTAGTTGTCATGTTAAGGTAAGTACGCAAGTCTTCATGCTGTTTCTTTCTGCGTTCTGCACGGTTACGTCTATGCTCACGTTCTTCAGCTGCATCGTTATCAGCTTTTAAATCTTCTGTTGCGCCACGAATATGATCAATGATGCGTCTGTTTGTGTCCGACATGTTGCTGCTCCTAAGAATTATAAAGGTTCAATAATTGTTTGTGTTCAGCAATGGCTTGTCTACGCAATGTATTGAGCTCATCAGCTATGTCGCTGCCGCCAATATCACGAATCCAACCAGTGCCAATCCAAGTGCCTGAATGATATTGTAGTTCAATCCAGTTCTCACCCCAAGTAAGGTCGAAGTCATTGATACCATGCTCTAAGTAAACACCAATTGAACGCATGATCAAAGCACGACTTGGTTTACGGCCTTTGAAAACAATTTCTTGTGACATTTCTAACTCCTAGTTATAAACCTGCTCGATTGCAGTGGTGTTACTATAACTCACAGTTAGATTCTATGTCAACAACTTTATTGAAAGTCTTTCCAGTACGTTGCAGCCATAAATAATACAAAGGAGCTTAAGAAGCATACTATAAAATACATCCAGTCTACGAAGGTTAAGCTTTTAAAGTAATTGATTAGTTTATTCATTATTGCCTCTGACTTGGAATACGGTTACGGATGGCTTCAGCGATGTATGATTTAAATTCTTTTACCATTGGATTACCAACGGCATCAAAAGATTTCTTTTCCATTTCTTCAGCAATGTCTGCACATGCTGCACGCTCAATCATGATAGCCTGCTTAGTGGTTTCTATCGCCACCTGCATGATTTCTGCCTTGGCTAATACCAAAGCCTCATCAAATTCTTGTTGCGTGTATAGGTCGATTGCGTTAGCACCGCCTAGTATCTGTTTGCCTAGCTTACTTAGTTCAGTCATGTTATTTCCTCGCTTATCATCCCAAATACGCCACCATTGCTCATGACGTACCAATATTCAGAATTCCAACCTTCTCGATCATCAAAGACTCGACCCTTTTCAAATGTCAATGTATTAGCTGGTACCTCAAAATATTCTGCCACAGCATCCAACGTAGCAGGAATGTTTCTCATGGTCTCCATGCTTTCTACAAATAGACCTCTATGTTTACGGGCTTTCATTGTTTGATTGGCGTAACTGAATTGACATTGATTTGTGTAGTGCCACCACCATTCCATGTAATGAAGTAGAACGGATCTTTATACAGATAGCAGCCATCAGTTAATTTGACTGCGTTGTTGCCTGTGCTATACATGTAATACTGATTAGGCACTCTAGCACCAGTGTTGATGTATATGCATGGCGTGAACGTAAAGAACATGAACCCACCAGCTGAGTTTGGAGCATAGGAG